AGATGGTGAGTTTGACTATGACAGTGCAAACGAGTTGTTATCGACTTACAAGCAACTAAAGGGTATTAAGGCTAAACAGACTAGCGATGCGGGTGAAACCCAACGCAAGACTAACCTTAAAGCCGCCGCAGTTGATGTAGGTGGTACTGGAGAGAGTTCTAAGAGAGTTTATAGAAGGGCTGACCTTATTCGGCTGAAGATGACTGACCCGAACCGATACGAAGCCTTGTCTGAAGAAATCATGCAAGCCTACGCTGACGGACGGGTTAAATAATTTAACTTATCGTTTTTTGGAGATTTAACATGGCAACAGCATTTTCCCCCTCAGGTAGCGTAACTACCACCACAGCGGCTAATTTCATTCCTGAAATTTGGTCGGACGAAATCGTAGCGGCGTACAAAAAGAACCTAGTTTTAGCAAACTTGGTAATGAAGATGAACTTCAAGGGCAAGAAAGGTGACACAGTTCACATTCCTGCACCTACTCGTGGTTCTGCTTCTGCCAAAGCCGCTGAGACAGCAGTTACTTTGATTGCCGCAACCGAGTCAGAAGTACAAGTGTCTATCAACAAGCACTATGAATATAGCCGCTTGATCGAAGATATTGTTGAGGCACAAGCCTTGAACTCTATGCGTAACTTCTACACCTCAGACGCAGGTTATGCCTTGGCTAAACAAGTCGATACAGACTTGGTTCAGTTGGGTCGTTCTGCCAATGGTGGTACAGCAGGAGCCGCCGCTTACGCCGCCGCCTACATTGGTGGTGACGGCACTACTGCTTATGTTGCCGCAAGCAACAATGAGTCTGCACTGACTGATGCCGCAATTCGCCGCACTATTCAGCGTTTGGATGACAACGATACTCCTATGGACAATCGTTTCTTCCTCATCCCACCCTCAAGCCGTAACACATTGATGGGCTTGGCTCGTTATACAGAGCAGGCTTTCGTGGGTAATGGCAACGCTATCCGTACTGGTGAAATCGGTAATCTCTATGGTATCCCTGTGTTCACTTCTAGCAACGCTGATACGACTTCTGGTTCAGGAGCCGCTCGTGTTTGCTTGATGGGTCACAAGGACTCTATGGTTCTGGTTGAGCAAGTTGGTGTTCGCTCACAAGTGCAATACAAGCAAGAATACCTTGCTACATTGTTCACTTCTGACACACTCTATGGTGTAGCCGCTCTGCGTAGTGCCGCATCTGTTGGAGCCGCTAAGTCTTCAGCAATGTTCGCATTGGCAGTACCAGCCTAATTGCAGTTGCGCCCCCTGCCCTAGTGGTGGGGGGACTTTTTTAACTTAATTAGGAGAAATACATGGCAACCGCATCCGCAGTAACTACACGCAGAGGCACAGACCAATTTCGTGGTTTGTTCTCTGATACTTGGTCTGTAAAGGCTACTTTAAATGCTGGCTCACTTGTTGATGGTGCTGGCGAGACTGATGACATCACGATCCCAGGCGTTGCCTTGGGTGACATGGTTATTGGCGCATCTTTGGGTGTTGACTTGGTTGGTTTAACTGTTACTGGCTATGTGTCAGCGGCAGATACTGTCAAGTTCCGTATCCAAAACGAGTCAGGCTCTACTGCTGACTTGGCATCAACTACATTGCGAATTGTTGTAGTTCGCATGGTCTAAAGATAAGGGGGGCTTGCTCCCCTTTCTTTTAAGGATAAATATGGCTTTGTTTCGATGTAATCAATCAGGTAATGTGGTCGAGTTTAGACAAGACTTTGACATTATTGAGATGCGTAGACACCCTCAATATACGGAGGTTGATACTTCTGCTGTTGTAGAGGTTGAGAAGGTTGATGGAACAAGGCAGACACTAACTTTGAAGAAACCTATGGGTCGCCCCCGTAAGGAACAATTGTTATGAGTGACATTGACGCTAGAGATTTTGGCAAGTTAGAGGCACAGGTTGCTTCCTTGCAGACCGAAGTTCACCAATTGGCTACCGATGTCAAGGCTCTCCTTGAGTTGGCAAACAAGTCCAAGGGCGGCTTTTGGATGGGTATGACAATAGCCTCAATGATTGGTGGCTTTATCACCTTTGTTGGCGGAAAACTACTTAGATAAGGAAGAATACTATGCCGATGGTTGGAAAAAAGAAGTTTGCCTACTCTGAAAAGGGTGAGAAAGAGGCTAAAGAATATGGCAAGAAAAAGGGTATGCCTGTGACCATTATGGTTGCTATTGGTAAGCCAAAAGGTATGCCTATGCGTGGACAGCGTACTGCTACAAACATGATGAAGAAAACAGGTCGTGGCAAATGAAAAAGACCAAAGCACAGGCAAAGATTAGCAAAGTCATGCGTGAGTACAAGGCAGGTGATCTGCACTCAGGCAAGGGTGGTAAGGTTGTTAAGTCTCAAAAGCAAGCGATTGCTATTGCTTTGTCAGAGGCTGGTAAGGCGAAGAAGAAATGAAACAAGGACTTTATGCCAATATCAATGCTAAACAAGCAAGAATTAAGGCTGGCTCTGGTGAACGTATGCGGGAAGTTGGTAGCAAAGGTGCGCCAACTGCCAAAGCGTTTATTGAGTCTGCTAAAACCGCAAAGAAACCAAAAAAGGTGAAGTGATGAAAACTCCCGCTTGGCAACGCTCCGAAGGTAAAAATGCTAAAGGGGGGTTGAACTCCAAGGGCAGAGCATCTTATAATGCGGAAACTGGTGGTAATCTGAAAGCACCAGTAAAGTCGGGGGATAATCCTCGCAGAGCAAGTTTCTTGGCTCGCATGGGCAATATGGCTGGTGCGGAGTACAAGGATGGTGAACCAACTAGACTGCTTCTTTCGCTTAAGGCATGGGGTGCATCCTCAAAGGCTGACGCAAAGGCAAAAGCCAAGTCAATTTCCGCAAGGAATAAGGCAAAGGCAAGCAGATGACCTATCTAGAGTTAATTAACGATGTGTTGGTTCGGTTACGGGAGACTACTGTCTCTACGAACAGCGAAACCTCGTATTCCGCTTTAATTGGTAAGTTTGTCAATGATGCAAAGCGTCAAGTAGAAGATGCTTATGCTTGGAATGTCCTTGGAACGACAATTACCCTATCTACCACTTCAGGCACATATTCCTATGCTTTGACAGGTGCTGGTCAGAAGTTCCAAGTTCAAGATGTGATCAATGCAACTAGCAATCTTGGTATGAAGAATATCGATTTTGCTACTATGAATCGGTATCAGAACTTCTCTACTCCTGTAAGTGCTATCCCTTCCTACTACGCCTTTGATGGTGTAGATAGTAGCAACGATACCAAAGTAACCCTATACCCCCGTCCTGATGGCGTATATAGCCTCCAATTCGCTTTAACAGTCCCACAAGCCACTTTGAGTGCTGATGCTACTGTTGTCAAAGTACCTGATGTTTTAGTGTCTCAAAACGCCTATGCTCGTGCTTTGGTTGAGCGTGGTGAAGATGGTGGACTATCTTCCTCTGAGGCTTATTCTCTATACAAAACAATGCTGTCTGACTACATAGCATTAGAAGGCACACGTTACCCTGAGAACCAAGGATTTGTAGCGGTATGAGCCAAGCAATAGCAACATACAGCATCTCAGCCCCAGGCTTCTACGGGCTGAACACACAAGACTCGCCCCTTGATTTGGCGGCTGGTTATGCTTTGGTTGCAACAAACTGCATCATTGACCAATATGGACGAATTGGCGCACGTAAGGGTTGGTCAAGAGTTAATTCCTCTAGTGGCAACTTGGGTGCTAATGATGTCAAGGTTATCCATGAGTTAGTTCAGGCTGATGGAACAGTGACTGTGTTGTTTGCTGGCAACAATAAGTTATTCAAGTTGGATGGCTCAAACGCTGTTGTAGAACTTACCTACGGGGGTGGTGGTACTGCCCCAACTATCACAGCAAGCAATTGGCAATGTGCTTCTTTAAATGGAATCACCTACTTCTTTCAGTCTGGTTATAACCCATTGATCTATGACCCTGCCGTAAGTACAACTACTTATAGGCGTGTTTCTGAGAAAACGGGTTATGCGGCTACTGTTCCTGATGCAAACATCTGTATATCAGCGTTTGGTCGCTTGTGGGCGGCTAACACTACCTCTAACAATGCTACTGTTTACTTTAGTGACTTGATTGCAGGTCATGTTTGGTCAACAGGAACATCTGGCTCTTTGAATGTCAACAATGTTTGGGTCAATGGTGCTGACCAGATTACTGGTTTAGCGGCTCATAACGGCTTCTTATTCATCTTTGGTAAGCGTCAAATCTTGGTTTACTCAGGTGCGACTACGCCTTCCTCAATGACCTTGAGCGACACAGTTGAGGGCATTGGTTGCATTGCTAGAGACAGTATTCAAACGACAAGCACAGATGTGTTGTTTTTATCCAACTCAGGTGTTCGTTCATTGATGAGAACGATCCAAGAGAAGTCTGCCCCTGAGAGAGACTTGTCTAAGAATATTCGTAATGACTTAACTAGCGTGATTGCTGGTGAGACATTAGCCAACATTAAGTCTGTCTACTCTGAGCGTGAAGCGTTTTACTTGTTGACTACGCCTAGCATTGGTGCTGTGTATTGCTTTGACACAAAGGGCATATTGCCAAATGGTGCATCAAGAGTTACAACTTGGGATTCTATTCAGCCAACAGCGTTCTTGTCTCGCAGAGATGGAAGTCTCTACATTGGCAAGAATGGCTATATTGGCTTGTATAACACCTATCAGGATTACACATCTTCTTATCGGATGCTGTATTACACAAACCATGCTGATTTAGGTGATCAGAATAGAACTTCTATCTTGAAGAAGTTGTCGATTGTGGTCATTGGTGGTAGCAACCAGACTGTGACATTCAAGTGGGGCTTTGACTTTAAGACCAACTATTTGTCAGACAACGATACGATTCCTACTCAGGGCGAGTCCTACTACGGGATTGCTGAGTATGGTGCAAATGCTACAACTATTGCTGAATACAACGATGGCGTGGCTTTGCAAACACTCGTTGTATCTGCAACAGGTTCTGGAAAGATTGTTCAAACTGGTTATGAATCAGACATAAATGGAACACCATTGTCAATTCAAAAGATTGAAATACAGGCAAAACAAGGCAAGATAAATTAAAGGGGAACACTTTGTCAGACTACACAAAAAGCACGAACTTTGCTACAAAAGACAACCTATCTTCTGGTAATTCTTTAAAGATTGTCAAGGGTACTGAGATTGACACAGAGTTCAACAATATTGCTACGGCTATTGCAACTAAGGCAGATTTAGCATCCCCTACCTTTACTGGTACGCCTACATTGCCAACAGGCACGATTGCAACGACTCAGAGTTCTGGAAACAACACAACTGCGATAGCAACTACTGCGTTTGTTCAGGCGGCAATTGCTTTGCTTTACCCTGTTGGCTCGGTCTATACAAATGCTAGTGTCAGCACAAACCCAGGCACTCTTCTTGGCTTTGGTACTTGGACAGCATTTGGTGCAGGTCGTGTTCCTGTTGGTTTTGACTCAGGCAATGCTTTGTTTGACAGCGCAGAGGAAACTGGTGGTAGCGCAGATGCAATAACTGTAAGCCACACCCACACGGCTACCTTTACGGGTACTGCAATGGGTACTCATAGACATTATGTTGGCTCTAATGACTCAACAGCAAATGATGGTGGTGATGCTGGTAATAGAGAGTTTGTTAGAAATGCTGACACAGGCAATGGCCCTGCTACCTACACAAACTATGAATCTGCTGGAACTCCTGCTGGTTCTGTTTCTGTTGCGTCTGCTGGCTCTAGTGGCACAAATGCTAACTATCAGCCATACATAACTGTCTATATGTGGAAACGCACAGCATGATCACACATCACTTTACTGATGGACTGTATGCCAAAGAAATGGCATTTAATGCGGGTGAGGCTATCCTAAAGCACACCCACAATTACAGTCATTTGTCTATTTTGGCAAAAGGTAAAGTTGCTGTGCTACGTGGCGATGAGATTGATATTGTTGATGCACCAGCGTGTATTGAGATAAAAGCAGGTCTTACTCATGGAGTTAAGGCTATTACAGATTGTGTTTGGTATTGCATCCATGCTACTGACGAAAAAGATTCGTCTAAAGTGGATGAAGTTTTAATTAAGGGGAAATAATATGCCAGCAGCATGGGCCGCAGGAGCAAGCATAGTCGGTGGAGTAATACAGGGAAATGCGGCTAAAAGTGCCGCAAATACCTCTGCCGCCGCACAATTAGAAGCGGCACGAATAGCGGCTGATGCGGCTAAATTTCGTCCCGTAGGAATAACAACTCGCTATGGAGCATCTCAGTTTGAGATGAGTCCAGAAGGATATTTACAGAGTGCAGGATACACAGTATCTCCTGAACTACAACAATATCAAGATCAATTACGAGCGTTATCGCAACAACAAATACAACAAGGTTTAATGGCTCCACAGCAGTACGCTCCTCTACAAGGTGCGGCAGGTGGGTTATTTAGTCTTGGTCAACAGTATTTGGCTCAATCTCCTGAACAAGCGGCTCAGAAGTACATGGAACAGCAACAGAACTTGCTTGCTCCTAGCCGTGAAAGACAGTACGCACAGTTGCAAAACCAATTATTCCAAACAGGTCGTGGTGGATTATCTGTTGGTGGAACAGGATTGCGTCCAAGTGGCGCACAAGGTTTAGGTGCATCTAATCCTGAGTTAGAAGCCTATTACAACGCTTTGGCACAACAAGATGCACAGTTGGCGGCACAGGCTCAAGCGGCTGGTCAACAACAAACTGCATTTGGTGCGGGATTGTTTGGCAGTGGATCGCAATTGCTTGGTCAATATCAGGCTGGTCAAGTTGGTGCATTGTCACCATTCCAAACCTCTCTTGGCTTGGGTGGAACTATTGAGCAAATGGGTCAGTCTCCATTGGATATTAGTGCGGCATTAGGTGGTCGATCTGCTACGGCAGGGGCTAATGTTGGACAAGCATTGCTAACTGGTGGAATGGGAGCCGCAAGAACGGCACAAGCAGGTAATGCTTTCAACCCATTGGCTAATGTTTTACAAGGCGTAGGAACAAATCCATACTTTGCACAAACAATGCAACCATATGCCCAATCACAACAGGCTGTTAATCAGTATGGGGCAGAAAACGTATATGGTTATCGTGGACAAGGACAAGTTCCAACATCCGTTAATTGGGATATTTAAGGAGTAACCAAATGGCAACAAATATAGTAGGCGGCTTGTTTGGAATAACTCCAGAATCGTATCAGGCACAACAAAATCAACAGGCACTATCAGAATCAGCACAATTGGCTCAACTTGATCCTTTTGCATCTGCTCGTACTAGCCTTATCTATGGTGGTAGACAGTTGGCTGGAGCATTGGGTGCTGAAGACCCACAGTTACGCATCATCAGCGCACGAAATGCTGTTATGCGTGAGGTTGATCCTAACAATCCTAATTCATTGCAAAGTGCAATACAGAAATTATCATCAGTTGGCGATCAGGCTGGTGCATTGCAATTGTCTGACTACCTAAGAAAAGCACAAGGTGACTATGCTTTGATTCAGCAAAGAACTGCTGAGAAGATGACCAATGAGCAACGTAATGCTTTATCCTTTGCGGCTTCTGTTGCTCCTCAAGGAACTCCAGAGTTCAATCAGGCATACCAGACAAAACTTAATGAGTTAATTACAAAACCAGAAGCAACATCAAATGAGATGAAAAATGCTTATGCGTTTGCTAAATCTAAGTTTCCAATTGGTTCACCAGAATTTAATGAACTTTATAGCAATGAACTAGCAAGACTGACAACAAAAGAAACTGCCCCATCAATTGATAAGGTTGGTATTGCTGAGTCAACTCGTGAGCCTGTTTATTTTGATAAGAAGGCAAATGAGCAGTTTATTATGAAGGCTGATGCAACAGGCAAGATGGTGCGAGTTCCTTACAGCGGTGGAATTGATCAAACAACATCTAAGACAAACCTAAGTGTTTCTCAGAAGCAAGAAGAAGAATTCTCTAAGCGCAGAGGCTTTAAACAGGCTGACGCTCTTGATGAAGCAACTGCTTTGGCTAGAGGTGGTTCACTTGCATTAAATTCTATTAGTGCAATGAAAGAACAGAATGCTACTGGTCAGTTGTTTACTGGCCCATTGGCTAATTCTTATGTTGGAGCAACTAATCTTTTGGCTAGTGTTGGATTGTTAAGTAAAGAACAAACTGGAAAACTTACTTCCTCGCAAATTTACGACAAGAGTGCAAAAGACCTTGTTATGCAAGATTTGGGTGGCAAGTTGGGCGCACAAATATCAGATGCTGATAGGAAGTTTGTTGAAGATCGTATTCCACAACTTACAACTAGCGAAAAGGCTAGAACTGAGTTGCTCAATAAGATGGAAGAAATACAACGTGGCAAGATTGATTACTATAAGAAAATGAACACTCATGCCAATAAGTTTGGTAACTTGAACGACTTTGACTTTTCAGACAAGTATTCTGGAAATTTAGGTGGCTCATCTTCTGCTTCTACTCCATCTAAAACATCTAAATATGCTGATGATTTAGTAAACAAATACTTACCTAAAAAGTGAGATAAATATGGCTACCTATGAACAAGTAATTGAGGCACTACGCAATGCAGATGCTCAAGGTAATGTTGAGGATGCAAAGGCTTTAGCAGTAATTGCAGATGCTATGCGCCCTCAAACGACAGAACAACAACCTGTCGCTCCTACACAAGAAAGAACAATTCCTCAGGAGATTGGTAGGCAAGCAGGATTGGCTGGTAGGGCAATTATTACTGGGTTGTCTTCTCCAGTAACGGCTATGGGTGATTTTGCTCAAGGTGCGGCAAACCTTGCAAGAATTGCAACTGGAAAACAGGCTGTACAAATGCCATTTCTTCCAACCTCTCAAGTTCAACAAGAGGGTTTAACAGGAATGGGCTTACCTACTCCTGAAACAACTTCTGAGAGGATTTCTCAAGTTGGAATGCAAGGCATTGCTTCATTACCAACAATGAAACCTTTTATTCCTAGTGTTGGTACAAGTCTAGTGCGTGAAGTTCCTGCGGCTATGGTTGCTCCTATGGCGGCTCAACCCGTTGCAGAACAAGTTTACAAATTAACTGATAGTGATTTAGCGGCAACTGTTGCTGGACTTGGCGTTGGTTATGTTGCTGGTGGTATGGCTGGTAAGGCTGGTAGCAAGTGGGAGCAACGTGGACAACCAGTTTTGACTATGGATGAAGTCAGGCAAAGAGCAACCCGCGCTTACAATAAAGTTGAGCAAGCAGGAATTGAGTTAAACCAACAAAGTTCTTTGAATTTACTTAATGATATTAAAGATAGTCTTGGTAAGGCTAGGTATTTGCCTGAAAAAGATACTGATGTAAAAGTTGTTTTGTCTGAATTTGACAAGATTGTTGGTCGTGGCAATGTTTCATTTGGCAATGTTGACCAAATGCGTCAAATTGCTAATGATTTAAAAATTAGTAAAGACCCAAACACACAAAGACTTGGCAGAGATATGGTTTCAACAATTGATTCTTATATCTCAAGATTAAGCCCAAATGACGTTACTTCTGGTGCTGGTGGTATTGATGAAACAGTAAAAACCATTATGGAAGCCCGTAAAGATTGGAGAAATCTAAGTCGTGCAAGCACATTGGAAGACATACTGAATGTTGCCGATGTAAAAGCAGATAACCCAAATGCAAATTTGAGTGACTTGATTAGACAGGGTTTTATTAGGTTAGCGTCTGATTCAAAGAAAATGTCTGGATTTACGCCTGATGAACAAAATGCAATTCGTTCTGTTTCAAAGGGTGGGTCAGTAGACCCATTGCTTAACTTTGTCAGCAAGTTTGATCCAACTAAGCGGTCAATTCTTTCGGCAGGAACTATGTTTGGCGCATACAACAAGCCAGAAATAGGAGTTCCTTTGATGATTGCTGGAACTGGTGCAGATGCTATGCAGAACTTCTTGCGTCAACGAGCCGCACAAAAGGTTTCTCAAGGGTTGCTTTCTGGAACTATTCCTAAACCTCAACAAAACATGGGTTTAACTGGATTGCTGTCTGCGGCATTTAATAGAGAAAAGCCACAGGAGTAACCCATTGATCCTTTTTCTCTCCTCATGTTGGCGCAAGGTGCAGTTGGCTTTATTAAGCAAGGCTGTGCAATGCTCCATGAGGGGCGAATGGAACTTGAAGGTGCTAAGAAGAC